AAGTTGTTATAAATAAAGTAAAAGAAACAAAGGAAGTTGTTATAAATAAAGTAAAAGAAACAAAGAAAGATTTTATTACTGAAATAGAAAATAATGTAATAATAATTGAAAAAGATATTTCAAATCACAATATTGAAAATACTAATAAAACAAATTTACCAAACACAGTTATTGAAAATTTTGAGAAATCAATTCAAAAACAAAAGAAAATTCATACTTTATGTTTTAGTGGGGGTGGTATAAAAGGGTTTTCATTTTTAGGAGCATTACAAAAATTAATAGAAAAAAAAATTATTATTTTATCTGAAATTAGAAAATTTGTTGGAACTTCAGTTGGTTCTATATTAGCTTTTCTATTAACATTGGAATGGGATATTGATGAAATCATTGAATTTGTGCATAACTTTAATTTTACAAAATTAAATGGCGACATAAATAGTATAACCTTTTTTGAAGATTTTGGTATTCAAGACGGTGAAAGATTAAAATTATTATTTATAAAATTTTTAGAAAGTAAAATGAATATAAAAGATATTACATTCAAAGATTTATTTGAAAAAACTAAAAAAAAATTAATTATAATTGGAACAAATTTAACAAAAGGCACCGAAGAAGCATTTGATTATAGAAATACACCGGATTTTTCAGTAATAACTGCCTTAAGAATTTCAGTTTCAGTACCAATTATATTTTCACCAGTAAAATATAATAATGAAATATATGTTGATGGTGGAATAAAAAATAATTTTCCTATTAGTTATTGTTCAAAAAAATATACAATAGGATTTTATGTTAAAAATAGTAATAATAATAAAATTGATTCAATAAAAACTTTAATTACAACTGTTTTAGGTGTAACTGCTGATACAATAAGTGAAAAAAATACTAAAAAATATAGCAAAAATATAGTTCAAATTAGAAATACTGAATTTAATATTACTAAATTTGATATAGATTTAGAATTTAAGAAAAAACTTATCCATTTAGGATATATATCTGCTGATGATTTTATAAATAATTTTTAACTTTTATTTTTCCGTTTCATTTATCCAATCATTAAAATTTTTATTTGAAAAATCTTTTGATTTAAAATTGTTATACATTGTAGTTTGATTTTTATAATCTTTCATTCTTTCTTCTAGTGATTTTTCAGTTACTGAAGTATTTACTTTTTGTATTTTAAATGCTTGATCTAAACTTGTAAAATTACCAGTAGAAATAGAATCTTCTAAATATAAAGTAGAATAATCTCCAATATTTGTTAATCCATCTGATGGTTGATAAGTACCTAATGATGAAACTGAATTACTTACAATAATTTGATCTTTAAAATCTCCATTATCTTTCTTTTTATCAAATTTATAATTAAACTCATTCATATTAGATATTTTTTCTTGAGGTATAAATACTTGTGAATCTCTATCTTTTTTCATTTTTTCATATCTTATTTTAGCAGCTCCGTCATTATTATTTTCTGAATATCCGTGTTTTTTATTTAATTCGTCAATTTTTGATTTGAAATTATTTTTAGCATCATTTTTTGTTGGAAAATACTTGTCTAAATTTTTTTGTTGATTTTCAAAATTATTTTTTAAATCAATAAATGAATCTTTCTTATTTTGTTCATCTAAAAAATCATCATATTCTTTTCTTTTCTGTTGATTAGTTAAAACTTGATTAGCAATAATTACATGTTCTAATAATTCTTCACTTGAATTAGGATTTTTATCAGGATGTAGTTCTAAAACTAATTTTTTATAATTTTTTTTAATTTTATTATCAGATGCTTTATTTGATAATCCCAATACTTCATATAAGTTATATTTTAATTCTTTAAAATTTACGCTAATGCTTATTGACATTATATTATAATATATTTAATTTTCTTTTAAATCGCAATACAAATTTTTATTTAAAAAATGATTGCAATTAAATAAAAATTAAATATCTAATATATTAATGGTTACATATAAAGAAAAAGTAGAAGGATGTTTATATTTAGCATCTTTATTAGAAACATTAGGATACTATAATGCTATGTGGGAATTTAATTTTGGTAATAAAATAGATACATTAAAAGAAGGTCTAATTATGAATTATTTTTTCTTAAATCACTATAACATGTTAGGAGGATTAAATAATATAGATTTCTCAAAATTATTTTCATCTGATGATACTATTTTAATTATTGCTACTATGGAAGCATTATTAAATAATGATAAAAATAGATATATAAATTCATATTTAAAATATTTACCAAAATTGAAAGAAGATAAAAGACAATCTGGATATGCTACTTTATCATCTTTAGAAAAAATAAGAGTAACAAAAAATATAAAAGATATTAAATATTCATCTAATATGGGTGGTAATGGTTGCGCAATAAGAACTGCCCCAATTGGTTTAAAATATTATAAAGATTATGAAAAAGTATGTGAAGAAGCTTTATTAGCATCTCTTGTTACACATAATTTTGCAACTGGATTTTTAGGAGGAATTGTTACTGCTTTATTTACTGCATATGCAATTAACAATATAAATCCATTTGAATGGAGTTTAAAATTGGAAGATTTACACAAGAAAAACTTTTTTAACAATCTAATAAAAAAGCATATAACAGTCGATTCAATAAAAGATTTAACAAAAGATATTAATGATTTTTTTTTATATTGGGAAAAATATAATGAAGAAAGATTAACTAAAATGAAAATTAGAAAATTACCAAGATTTTTAAATCCTGCATCAAAAATAGAAGATTTAACAACATATTTCCCAACACCTTATTTAAGTAGATTAAAAGGTTTTGATAAAATGGGAGCATCTGGATTAGAATGTGTTATTTTAGCATATGATAATTTATTATTATCAGCAGTACCAGATGAAAACTTAATGGTTGATATTGTAAATCCAAAATTTAATTGGGAAACATTACTCTTTAATAATATATTTTTTTATGGAGATAATGATTCAATATCAGCAGTTTCGGCTGGTTGGTATGGTGCATATTTAGGAATAGACAAATTTCCAATTGAGAAAATTAAACAATTGGAATTTTATAATGATATTAAAAAGTTAATAGAAAATTTTTTATAAATCTTTAACAGTATCAGCTATTTCTTTAGCTTCTCTAGCTCCTTTGTATAATCCTCTTTGTCCATTTGCTTCAATGATTACAGTGGGGAAACCAGAAACTTCAAATTCTTTACATAATTCTTCATTTTTAGGGTCATCGCATTTTACATCAAGAGCTTCTACATTTTTTAAAGAAGAGTCGTTTCTTGTAGCATCTTCAAATTTCTTCCATTCCGGTTGGAATCTGACAGACCATCCACACCAATCAGTGTTAAAATTATAAACTTTAACTTTTTTAGAGTTTTTTTGTAAATTTTCGAAATTTTCATATTCTTCTTGTTCACTATCGTTTGTAAATTTTTCAGATTTAGCTAATTTTACTGTTGTAGATGTAGAAAAAGTTTGTATGAAAAAGAAAATTAAAATAATTATTATTAAAATCCAACTTAACAAAGATAGACCATAAATTCTATCATTTAGTTTAACCATATTGTCCATTATATTATTTTAGATTAAAATTTAAAAATATTTAGTTTTTTAAATTTTATTTCTAAACTATAATATATCTGAATGTCAACAGAACAAAATTTATTATCAAATTTAAGTACTGCTTTAAATACAAGAGGACCTGAAGAAATACAAAGAGCATTAACATCATATTTAAAATCCAACGAAGGTGTTGGTTTACCTCCTAGTAAATCAGATATGTTTAAACCACCAACTTTAAACGCATCTTGTGGATTAACTAAGGTTGGTGCAGAAGCAAGTCAATGTGCAAAATTAATTGAAAAATGTCTTGCAGGAAAAAATGAATGCATCGAAGAATTTGTAAGCTTGGCTGACAATATTGCTAACGGTGTAGTTTTTACAGATAAAGCTGATGACCAAATTATCAGAAATGTCTTAAGAAGTTTAGGAATAGATATAAATGAAGATAAGCCTATAAACAATTGGATAGTACGTATTACCAGTGAAAAACCCGAAGTTGCTGCTAAAATTGTATCTAATGATAAATTAATAAAAGTATTAAAAACTTTCGTTATCAAAGCATTAAATCCTTCTTTTAATACTGATCAAATACAAGAATCATTAGTAGTCGGTGATACTAGAATCCCTATGAGAAAAAGTGCAGCATCTGACAAAACAATAATTGCTCATGATCAAATACCTATGAGAAAAAGTCGTAATGCACAAAAGGGAGGTGGCGAAGAAAACAAAACAAAAGATACTTATACTAGATACATCGAAGGTATCAAAGAAATATTAAATATGAAAGGTGGTGCTAATGAAGTTTCTTTTGCCGATACATATGAACATTTTGCTGGTATTTATCAAAGCTTTATTGATAGATTAAAATCTCAAGATAAACAAATTGATCCTTCTGATGATGCACACATAAGACAATTATTATCTGTAATTAAAACTACTGAAGAAAAGTTAAACAAAGTAACTAAGTATATCATTAGATACAAAGCTTTAGAATCTCACCCTGAATTTAAAGATAAATTAGGTAATCCTATCACAATTCAAACATTAGAAGAATTAAATAAAAAATATGAAGAATTAAAATCTACTCATAAATCTAGAGCTGATGATTTTGCATCAATTTTGGATTCAATTCATAAAGTATTTGCACCTGGTCCTTCAAAAATACCTAAAAGAAATGAAGCATTAAAAAAAATTTACGAACAAATGAAAAAATATTAATTTAATTATAATTTAAACAATAATATAAAGAAATACTATCAAACCTATAATAATGGGCCTTGGACTATTATTATTAGTTTCCGTCGGTAAAGAAAACATTTACTTGTCATCAAATCCTGAAATTACTTTTTTTAAAATAGCACATAAAAGGCATACAAATTTTTCAATTGAAACAATTGCACAGTTTTTCAAATCTACACCTGATTTTGGAAGAAGAGTAACTGTTAATTTATCAAAAAATGCAGATTTATTAGAAAAAATTTTCCTATATGTTGAATTACCTGATATTATAAAAGAAAATCATTCATTCTTACCTACAGGCATTAAAAAATTTGCTTGGGTAAAGAAAATTGGTTTAGCTTTAATTAGTTTTGTTGATTTAGAAATTGGTGGTGTATTAATAGATAGACAATTTGGTGATTTTCTTAATATTTGGGGAGAATTAGTTTTAAATCTAGGTAAAAAAAAGGGATTAAATAAAATGTTAGGTAATGTTAAAGAATTAACTGAATATACTAATGGTAAAACTTCCTATAAATTACATATTCCTTTGAATTTTTGGTTTTGTATGGATTCTGGATTAGCATTACCAATTGTTTCAATGATTCATAATGATATAAAAATTCATTTACAATTTAATGATTTCAACAAATGTTATTTACAAACACCAACAAATTATATTAAAACTAAAGAACCGTTTTCATTATTTAAAGAAGAAGAAATTATAAGACAATCTGTTGCTAGTAATACTGCTGTTGGAAGATTTAAATATTTTGATTCTATTAATGGTAATTTATATTATGATAAAATAAAAGATGATTTTTTGATTCCTCCAACAGATGGAGATAAAAATTACATTATAACAGGAGATACTTCAAAATTTCAACAAAATTTAACTACATTATCTGCAGTAGTTGCCGATGAAGATTATTTTAGATTTAATACACCTTCTATTCAAGCAGCATATTTATTAGTAAATTATATTTATTTAGATAATGCAGAAAGATTTTTATTTTTAAATAATAGTCATGAATATTTAGTTCCAGTAATTCAAAATATTCAAGAACAAACATTTTATTCAACGAATATATCATATAAAATTCCATATGTAAATCCTGTTAAAATTATTTTTTGGAGACCTCAATTATTAGCTAATTATAATTCAAATGATCTATTTAATTATACATTAGATCCAATTTCAACAACTGAAAATAATAAAATTATTGATAAAGAATTAGTTGTTTTAAATTCTGTAAACAGAATTGAATTAAATAAACCAGAATATTATACCAATGTTCAAATATATCAAAATAAATTTTCAACTTGTCCAGATGGTATACATATGTATTCATTTTGTATTAATCCTTTAGATTACCAGCCATCTGGAAGTATTAATTTTAGTAAAATTGATGATGCTTATTTATCAATAAACTTTAATAAATTGATAAATTATCAGAATCCTGTAATTATGCGTTCTTATGGTATTCAATTAAATTTATTTAGAGTTAATAATGGATTAGGCGGTCTTGGTTACTATCTTTAGTCCATCCAAGCCAATGCTCCCATACCACTCATTATTCTTACAATTTGGTATTCTCTTACCATAGTTTTAAGTATATATGGTTCTTTTTTAACTTTCTCATTACTTATTATATTAACTGTTATATCGTCTAAAGTAGTAAAATTAATATGACCAGATGGCTGTTTTTCTAAAGGACTCAATGCAAAACTGTAACAATAATATCCTGGATCAACTGTATTAAAATACTTTTGATAAGGAACAACTAAATTAAAATAACTACTTTCCATACTTCTAAATAAATCTGTTCCACTTGTTTTAATATTTAATTCATCAATCGGACTGGTATAATATTTTGTAACTTTATATTTATACAAATAAGAACAATATTTTTCTAGATTTGCTCTTTTTTCTTCCAATGTTGTTAAAAATTGTTGATATTTTAAGTCGATGTATAATAACATTTCCATATTAAAAGTTGATAAAAATGCTGATTCCATAAAATAAGAATATCTAGTTGTATTTAATTTTATATCATTCATAGATTGTTTTATATAGTCATAATCTTTAGTATATTCTTTTTTAATTACATCTGTATAAACACCTATTTGTAAAAATGCTGTATATAAAGCTTTTTTATAATCATAATCAATTTGATAGATATCTTTTTTTACTTTTTCTGTTATATATGTTTTATCTTTTGACTTGATAATTTCAGTTGAAAAGAATACATCTTTAACTAAATTTTTAAATTTCATTCTAGATACGCTATTTTTTGAATCTATCAAAGAATCTGGATATTGCTTAAATCTTTCTATAATATATTCATGTGAATTATTTCCAAACAATTCTCTTTCGGGAGTATCTAATAAAATACCATCTATATTTAAATCGATATGAATTTCCGGTACATTTAATACTGAATAAGTAATGTTATCAAGTGAGTTTTTATTACCATTAGTTAACAAATTTAATACATCATTTATTTTAAATTTTAATGAAAGCTGTGTATAAATTAAACTGATCATAGGTAAATATAAACTGGATTGATCGGTAAACCAGAATTCTAATGGTATGATAAGTCTTAGTTTATTATTATAGTCGTATGATTTAACTATTTTATCAAATTGTTTCTTTCTATATGTGTCTTTAAAAAACTGATATTGAATTTCCATAATATCTTTATTCAAGCTTTCTATCAATTGATCACCAATATAAAATTCAATATATTCAAATAATAATCTATATAAGTTTTCTTTAAATTTTGCTCTTTCAATAGTTTCTGTTGTAATAATAGTATTAGTAGTACTTGTTGACAATTCTGGTGAAGGAGTAATTTTTTGGGAATAAAATCTCTTTTCTAATTTAAATTTTGCAAATTTATCTATTAAATAGAATTTATTCAAATTATTTTTATTAAAAGTAAATTCATCCAAAAAGTACAAATCTTTTTCTCGTATAAAAACTTCATATCTTCCTAATTCTATTTTTTTATATAAAGTAAATGGAATAAATGCATCTTGGATTAAAGTAAAATTTACATTTTCAAAAGTTTCATTTATCTCTTTTACATAAATAGACTTTATATTTTCTAATTTTTCATTAGTAACAACATATAAAGGACTATCTAATAATACTTTACCCTCTATTACTTTATCTGAATTAAAGTATATTGTTGTATTTTCTATAAAATTGTGACTCAAATCTAAATCAAACAAATAAATATAATTACCGATTTCATCACCTTTTTCATCTAAAGTTTGAATATAACCATCAAATCTTACATCCAAAGGGTCGAATAATTTAATTTCAGTCAATTGATTATTAATTGGTTTTAATATAACTGGTTCTATAATAATTTGTTTAAAAATTAAATTATTCCAACTTGCATCAAAATGTGCAATAATTTCAATATAACCTTCAGACCAATTAATTGGATATGTAATTGTTTCTCCTGTTATAACACCACTAATATCTACTCCACCTTTAAATAATGAACTAGATGGTTTATAAAAAAAGAAATTAGATATATCTACGTATTGTTCATTTAAATAATAAGTATATTTAGAATCAAAAATAAAATTATCAAACGGTTTAAATTTTAACTTATCATTAAAGTAAGTATATTGTTTAATTTCCCAAGAATTAATTACTCCTCCAAAAGTATGGTCATGTAAATCTTTATCTGAAACAAATTGATTGCATACAAATTGAGTATAGTTTGGATTCTTTAGTACATCAGTTGATAATTTATAATCATAATTATTTATGTTACTTAAGAAATTTGCAATAAATCCACTAGAGTCTAAATTATTATAAGATGTATCAAAACAAATAAAACAACTTGAAATATCATTTATTGGAGGAGTGTCATTAAATTGATACAAATAACTTTCTTTCTTATTCATTTCTTCAATTGGTTCAGGAGGGAATTCACCCACTTTAGCATAATGTACAATATTATTGAATTTAGTTACACTTGATATATCAGAAGTTTTAATCAATACATTTAGTATATCATCACCAACAAATGTGATATCTTTAGGAAATATAATATCATTTATTAAAAAGTTTTTAGGAACATTAACCAAATCAAGATAATATGAATAATTTGTTAATGGTTGTGCTAAATTCAATTGATACAAATACAAATTCTTATAAGTTACTGATGTGTATTTTATAGATAAAATTAATTTTGTATTTACAAATTCAGATATTTTTGCTCTTACTCTAATTTCTTTACCATATATATCATCTATTCTATATTGTTTATTATCTGAACTTAAATATAATGTATATTGATTAGAAGTAGCATTCAAAACTTGATTAATCTTCAATAAAGTAATAAAAGTAGCATCTCCAGATATATCATAGGTATCCACTGCTATATTGAGTTCAGTATGAATATATGAAGTTAAAGAATCAATATATGTTGGGAAAATTAAATAGTTGTTATAGGTTGTTAATTCCATATTTTTATATTTAATCAAACTGAATAATGACATATCTAATGCATTCAAATCATTCGCTGATAAATCAATTTGATATACATATCCTAATAATGAATAATTTGATATATCATAAGTTTTATATGAACAAATACTATATTGATGATTGATATCAAAGTTATTTTTTGCAAAAAACTCTATTTGATTATTGTAAACTATTGGATAATCAATTGAAATAATTTTCTTTAATAATTCATCTTCTAAGAAATCTACTTTATATACAGTATAATCAATATAATTTTCATCAGTAACGCTTATTTTATATGGATATAAACCAGCACTTGTGTCAACTTTATAATCTATATCAACAGGTGTATTAGTTTGATATATCTTTTCAGTAGGATTAGCAGGAAAATCTTTGTAAAATTGACAATTATCAAATGTGTTGTTATAATAGATGTAATTATTAGTTACGTCTAACCCACGAGTACTAAAATTTTCAACTGAAAGAGAATTTTGTAGTTTTCTATATTGGTCATCAAAATCTTGAATTCTACCATACAATTTATTTTTAACAAGATTTATTATTAAATCTACAAAATTTACACATTTACCTGTGAATGAAAATATATTATTTTTTGTTTCACTTAATTCTTTTCCCAAAGTTATTAAATGTTTAATTACATCTGTTAATTTTACTCCATATAAATTATTATCATAAGTATTGGTTATTAAATTACTAATTTCTACTTTTGCTAATTCGATATTTCTAGTTAGTGAATAAATTTCAGTAATCTCATTAAATGATAAATCAAATTGATTATTTAAAACTAAGTATGTAATTTTATCATTATTTAAAATGAAATCGGTACCATCAAAATAAAAGTCAAATCCATTATCATCAATGAAAGTATTTATATATGTTTTAGGATCTTCCCAAAATTTATCATATTTAAAAATAGATGGTAAAAATGTATATAATTGTTGTTCTACTTCCTTTAGTTGTTGATATATATTATACTTTCCATTAATATTTACCAAAAAACTAGATATATCTCTTTCTTCACTCTTGGTAAAATATATTTCTGATGTATCTCTAGTAATATTTTTAGAAATATCTACATAAAAATTACCTTTCGATAAAATATTATTTGACATATCAGGACAGGTTAATAATGACCAAGCAGGCCAAGATTTATGTTGATTTAATAAAGAAGATAATAAAAAATCAGAATCTCTAAAAATATTTGAAACACAAGCATCACCATCAAGATATAATCTAGACTCATCTAATATATTTGTTTCTATATCATTTAAATAAATACAATTCTTAGATACTAATTCATCAAGTGTTGTTACAACTCTTTTATTAATTACAGTATCTATATAATAACTGTTAACATTTAGATTTAAAATTCCTGCAGATAACTTATAATTTTCATTATTAATTAATAAATTTAAATCATTGGAAATACTATAGTAATAATAATCAATATTTGTTAAAAAATTTAATTGTACAGGTATTTTTATAATTTCCAAAGTATTATCTTTTACAAAATAGGGGTTAATTTTAACGATATCATCGTAATTTAATTTAGTAGATGATTTTAAATAATTAATTTCTTTAGTATATAAATATTCAAATTTATCCAAATAATCATCTGTTACGAGGTAATAGTTTCCTGCATCAGATTCAATAGTACATTTAATAGTTCTATCTAAATAAAATTCTTTCGTTTCAATAAAATCAAAAAATTCTGTTTCATCTATTTGAACTCTAAAACCATTAGTTAAATTTTCAACAGCACCTATTAAAATTAAATCATATTTTTTCCAAATTTCTATTTCATTATATGGTATTTTTGGGATTAAAGTTTGTTGTATTATTTTTTGATTTTTAAAAGAAAAAGTATTATTAACATTCAAAATAACCGGATAAATTTTATCGAGATAAAAATTAGAATTATAATTTTCTACAGCTGTAAATAAGTGAATCTTATTTGGAAATAATATTTTACATATATGACTTATATATTGATTAAATTTTGTTTTTTCTAATAAAATATGGTATGAATTATCTAAATTAATCATATTATTTGATAAATCTAAATTTAATACATTATCTTCAAATATATTAGATATTTGGGTAGAATAATTACTAGATATATCATAATTTATTAATTGATTTCCGGAAAAATCATAAATATGATATTTAGATAAACTTAAAAATGGTTTCATTGATACTGATGTTTCTAATTTATAATTACTAAATGCTTCGTTTGAATTTTTAACACCAAAATATACTTTTACTAATCTGGATGATGGATATATGGTATCTTTTAATAGAATTTCATTAGGTAAATTTACATTTCTAATATGAGAAACAAATGAGTCAACTTTAATATGTTGGTTGTAATATAAATCATAGTCTGAAATATCATCTTCAAAAACTAATACGTTACCATAAATAGTTGCTCTTAAGTGTGAATTTGTTTTGTTTTGAAAGTAATAATCTTCTTCTTTAAAATTAATTACTCTTGTATAAAAAGTAGCATTAGGTGTATAAGTTAAAGAATTAGTAAATGTACCATTTAATTCATAAAAATAAAGATTTCTAAATGAATTTTCAAAATCTATATCCAAATTACCAGAAGTATCAAAATGAATATTTCTCATCAAACAAGGTTGATAAGGAACATAAAATGAATAAAAACCTTCTGATAAATTTAAATTAATTATAATTGTTAAATCAATATTATTTACTAATTTTATAATTCCATCTTTAATCAATTTAATTCTATAAATCGTTGAATTATAAATAATATAATCATTAGGGTTT